AGCACCTGCTACAGTGTAAGATAATCTGGCTTCCCAAGCCAGTTATGTGGGTTCGATTCCCATCACCCGCTCCATATTTGCCCCCTGCTAGATGTTCTCTAGCAGGGGGATTTTTTATTGTCTGAAATGACGTTATTTATTTATGAGGCTTAGTATTTGTTGTTATGGGTTGCTATTGGGCTAATATTGGGCTAAAATTTTGGGTAAAAAAAATTAATATTTAAGGTTGTTAATACCCCCGCGCATATCTTTCATGCTAGGGTGAGTATATATTTCCGTAGTCTTAATATCCGTATGCCTTAATATTTCTTGCACAACTCTTATGTCTGTGCCGTTTGATAACATATTAGTTGCTGCGGTATGGCGGCAAGCCTTTGGTGTAAGAATACTAATTTCCTTATCCGGCAATGTTGGGTCTTTTTCTTTTTCGGCCTTGTAATAATCATTAATCTTTTTCATGTATCTCTTAAATTCATTTGTATAACAATTAGGCGATAAAAATTCTTTTGTTTTTTCGTTGACAAATAGATAGTTTGGGTTTTTAAACGTACCTTTCTTATGTGGCGATAAAAGGTGATCTGTTTCTTGAATAATCTTTTTTAATGCAGGGGCGTAGGGTATTTGACCTTTTGATTTTTTAGTTTTCAATTTGTGCTTCATTTGTTTTTTTCCTTTACGCAGCACTATTTCACGTTGCAAGTCGATAATATTATTATCGCCGTCGAGGTCTTCTCTTGCTATACCCAATAACTCACCACGCCTAACTCCCGTGTAAAGATCAGTTGCGACCATTGTTCCCATTTTGGAAGGGAATTTATTGATATAATCTAATATCCATTCAGCTTGTTCCGGTGAAAAATGTACGTCAAATTCGTTATCTTCTTCCCCGGATGCTATGACGATCTTTTTAACGGGGTTTTGGTGACATAATTTATTATCTAAGGCATCTTCAAATATATTAAAACTAGTGTTTTTAAATTTATTCAAAAATGAAACCGACATATTAGAATATTTACCAAACATACTTTTAATGTGCATGGGAAGAACTTCATCTAATAGCGTTTCGCCTATATTGGGAATGATATAATTATCAATTATACCTTCGAGATAATTATACCAATCAATAGTAACCCCATCCTTTTGTTTTTCATTATTTTCATCTTTTACAACCACATAGGTTTTAAGCCAAAATTTACTCCATTCTGCAACAGTTTTAATTTCACTGAGGCAACTATCTTTCTTGTATTCCCTTTCTTTTTCGCGACACTCTTCTTTGGTTGCTCCATAAAATGGCACTCGTTTTGATTCGCCATTCAGCATTTTAATTGATACACGATGGCGCCAATATTCATCTCCGCCCTTGTTTTTGAGCTTATCCCAAGAACCGTCGCCATTACCATTTTTTTTTGGCATACACTTACCTCTTAACCATAATTAATAATATAGTAATATAATCGGCCATATTATCACCTGCCTAATTAAGAATTTACATTTGTAATAGAATAATAAGCATATAAAAACAAACCACATCCGGCAGCCCATATAAATCCACAAATAATCATATTAAGATTGCATCCCAATCTAAGGTAAATTAATTTTGACAGCAACTTAAGTATTTCAATCGTTCCTATTAAGCCAATAATAAAAACATATTGTTTACTTATAATTTTTTTTATGTTTGGTTTCTCCATAAATTCAATTCGCCTATTATTCCAAAGATACATTGCCAAAAATTGATCTTTCGCCCAATTTCAAGCCGCCAGGAGAATAAACAGTTACTTGCGTGCCTATAGTATCTTCAGTACCTTCATATACAGAAATGATGGCTACTTGATCCATTAAATTACCCATATTGTTAATAAATTCTTTTTGCACTGTTTCGTCATTTCCCCATGTGGATATATCCGCCAATGTTAAAGATACATATCCAAAACTCCCGCTAACTTCCGTTTTAATATTCGAGATAATACCGTCGGTATCAATTTCTGCCATTTTCGCTTTTACGTTTTCGTCGAATGCATCGGGGTCAATTCCGGATTTTACTTCTTCCTTAACATCTTTTTTGGCTGAAGCATCTTCTTTAGTTGCTGTTTCCGTCGTATTTGATGTTGATGCTGGCGTATCAGAAACCGGAGTTAGCGATGCGCCGATAATAAGAAAAACAATAGTTAAGCCGCCATATACTAACGCCGACATTTTTCTACTTCTACTCTTATCCTTGCGCCAAAATAATGCTTTCTGAGGACTTACTAACCCAATAATAAATAATACAAGAAAAACGACGAACAAAATACTTGCTATAGCCATGCTTTTGAACCTCCTATTATTTTTTTACTCGCCAAAGCGAGAGATCAACTATATCAGCATATTTCCTTTGAAAACTCGGCGTTATCGCTCCCGCCGCCAATCGAGCTGTCCGACGTGGTATATTTCTCGTTTTCCAGAAGGTCATTTATATAATCGTCAGCTTTCTTTTTGCCAGCTTCATTTAGGAGCTGGTATTTTTTTATAAATTTCAGTTCAGCTTCTGTTAAATTAAAATCTGAAATATCAACATCTTTACAGGGATAGTGATCTTGAAATAAGTCTTCATCTCTTAAAATTAGTCCGCTTCTTTTCATATCAACATCATAACCCTGCAACCACATGGAATCTACGTGAAGCATCATTGCAATTGTTTCAGCTATATCTATTTTGGGTATACGCTGACCAAGCTCATATCTATTAAGGGTTTGAGCAGGAACACCAGTCATTTTTTCAAGCTCCAAAAGAGTGTATTGGTTCAATATAGTCCTATATTCTTTTAATCTTTCAGCAAAAGTTTTAATTTTTGTGTTCATAATAGCAACCACTTTCTTTTAGTTTGTACATATAAGATAGCATAATCTATCACCAAATGCAATAAAATTTTCAAAAAAAGTATTGCAAATATCACCAATAGGTGTTAAGATGGAAATAACACCGTATGGTGATGATAATGTTAGAAGTAGAAGGGAGGCAACAAATGAATACTAAACGGTTAAAGGGCGAAATTATTGCCAAGTTCGGAACGCAAACGAAATTTTGTGAGGCAATAGGCTGGCATAGGAATAAAGTATCTAAGATGGTTTGCAACAAATACATTCCCGATGTCGATGAAGCTGAAAAAATTGCCGAGATACTTAATTTATCAGAAGCCTTATATATTGCTATTTTTTTACCCAGATCATCACCAAACGGTGATGTATTAGCGTCTTAGAATTTGGAGGAGCAATGATGAACTACACTAAGGCAAACAAAAGCCCGTCGCGGCAACGACGGGTAAAGAAAGGATTGATGCATTTGTCTAACCAGAGTATAGCACTAACCTTAACCGAAAGCAAGGAATTAGTTTTTGAGAAGAACGATCAGGCAATGACCGACAGCTTGAAAGTGGCAGAGTATTTCGGCAAACAACACAAACACGTTATTAGAGACATCGAAGAAAAAATATTAACTGCCGCAAACACTGATTTTACTCAGCCCAATTTTGGGCTCAGTTACTACAAAGACGCAAGCGGCAAGAGAAACAAAATGTACGTCATGACTAAAGACGGATTTTCGCTTCTTGCGATGGGCTTCACTGGCAAACGAGCGATGGCATTTAAGGTTGCTTACATAAATGAGTTTAACCACATGGCATCGTTTATCCGGCAGCTTGAAACCGCCAAATTAGAATACCACGATTTTACCGAGGCAATTAAGCAAGCACATGGCGACGATTATCACAATTACCATTTTAGCAATGAGCTAAGCCTTATTAATAAGATTGTTCTCGGAACATCAACAGGCCAATTCCGCAAGGACAATGATGTCAAAGGGCATAGTATAAGGCCGTATCTCGACAGGGAACAGCTTGACGGAGTTATCAAATTACAGCGGTTCGATATGGGATTAATTATCACGGAACCGGATTATTACGAGCGCAAGCGGATATTGACCGACTATTACGCGAGAATTAAACCCGTCAGGCTTTTTGCAACCGACGAAGACAAAACAGCATAGTACCAACACCCCGATTTGCGGCGAAGTAGAGCTGCTCTAAATAGCAAAAACCGCCTATGGTGTGTACATAGACGATCATTGCCCCAATATTTGTTTACCCTTGACGTTTGCAGCCTTTTACGGTTACTCCACCGTGGCGGAAGCACTCTCCAGCACACCTGCCGGGCGCGCCTACACACAGCACTTCTTAAACGTCCTTTCACTTATGCAGTTATGGTTCTGCATTTACATTAGCCCCATAGCATCAAGGTGAAACAAGGGAACAAGGCAAGTTCAAAAGTTGGGTCAAAAAAACCAACTCCTTTCTTGCCGCAAGGGCAGTTCTATTTTACCGCAAATCAGGAGAAAAAAGCAATAGACGAAGACAAAGCAAGTTAGAAAGGGGTTATCCGATGTCAGATTTACAGATTTACAACAATAACACTTTTGGTGAAGTGAGAACCATTGAAAACGGCGGCAAGGTTTTATTTTGCGGCAGCGATGTAGCGAGAGCATTAGGCTACGACCAGCCACATAAAGCAATTAAGCAACATTGCAAAGAGGATGGGGGTATGATTCATACCGTCACCGATAGTCTCGGAAGAACGCAACAAGCAAAGTTTATCAATGAGGGCAATTTATACCGCCTCATTATCAACAGTAAGCTTCCGGCAGCGGAACAGTTTGAAAAGTGGATATTTGATGATGTCATACCTTCGATACAAAAGCACGGTGCATATATGACACCGCAGAAAATCGAAGAGGTCTTGCTTAATCCTGATACCATCATCAAGCTTGCTACGGCCTTAAAGGAAGAGCAGACCAAATCACTCTTGTTAGAGCAGAGAATTGCCGAATGTGAACCCAAATTACAATACCTTGATCAAATCTTAAAGAGCAAGGGTGTTATGGCAACTTCGCAGATCGCAGCCGACTACGGCATGAGCGCGTACAAGCTTAATAAGATACTGTTTGATGAACATATCCAGCGCAAAGTCAACGATCAATGGATTCTCTATAAAGAGCATATGAATTTTGGCTATACGAAGTCAGAGACTATCCCGATTATCCGTAGCGACGGAATGCCGGACACAAAGCTTTCGACTCGCTGGACGCAAAAAGGGCGGCTGATGATCCACAACATTTTAACCGGCAGGGGAATACAAGCCAATCTTGACAAGCAAGACAAAGCAAGTTAGGGGAGGCGAGACATGAATACCTTGGAGATAACACAAACAAAAAGCAAAACTGAAATCGTACTCAACGGCCAGAAATTGGAAAGAGTTCTTGACTTTCAATTAAAAAGCTCTGGCGGTGGCTCGTCAGAGCTTACGGTAACACTAAGCATAAAGGCTTTAACGGTAATTAGTAATTAAATTACTTATAACCTGAGCCGCAACCTGAATTAATGTTGATAGCGAAGAAGACCCGATTTCTTTTGCGATTTCTTTTGTTTTATTCCAGTGCTTATCTGTTCTTATATTAGCAACAAATTCATGGCCATTGGGTGTTAAATAAGAAACACTGCAATTACCAGATAAATCTTCGTCAACTTCTAGTATTAACCCAGCTAAGTAACACTGTTCAATATGGTATCTTACCTCGTTAGATGGGTATTCACTTAAATATTGATCAGCTTCTTTACTAGGATAATCCAAATAGGTTTCTTTATCAGTATATTCCTCAACAGCAAGCAGTAGGTCCCTTATGCAATCAGGATTTAATTTCAATATTATCACCTCCCTTCATATCCTAAATTCTACCATTTATCGGCAGGGAGGACAAGCAAAGAAAGGAGAGAGCATATGAGAAAAAAACGAGACTACATAAAAATAGCCTGCGAAAAACTCAACATGGATCCGGAAACATTAAGGTCATGGTTAAGAAGAAAAGAAAACTCCTGCCCTTTTGGTACAGCAATTTTGGTCAACAAGCGGTATTCCTATTTTATTGACCTTAACAGGTTGGATATTTACCAAAAGGGGTTGGATATGGCGTTTGACTTAGGGGGTACACATGGACAAGCAATCTGATTACGGCACACTTCCCGGCGGCGCATATTGGCGCTGGAACGCAGAAACCAAAACGCTAACGCTGATTATTCCGGAGGAAACTAAGTTTATCGTTGTAAACGGAGGGACAAGCCATGTTTGACCGCACGATCCCGCCGCTGGGCGAGCTGCCCAACATAGAACGCATGATAATGGCGGCGGCGTTGATGATTACTTATGAAAAAATATTTAAGGAGGAGAGAAACAATGATTAATGATTTAAGTTTTGTAACTAAAAAAAGTGGTGGTACACAAATAAGAAAGGAAATTGAGGTAAGCGTTACCTTTGTCGGCAATCGCACCGGCGCAGCGTTTTCGTTCTCACCCAAAGCAGCGCATATGCTTGGCGCTCAATACATCATAGCCGCACAGAAGCAGGGTAGGGTTTATTTCAAGCCTAGCGATCAGCAGCATGGTTTTAAACTGAGCGGCAAAACGGATTGTGGGCGGGTATCAGCAAGACTGCCGCTTGACGCGCTGGGCATGACCTCCCAAAACTGGATAGGCTATTATAGCCTGATATGGGATAAGGAATTGAGCATGTTCTACATCGATATTAACACGCGTGAGAGTTAGGAGGGTTTACATATGAATCTTGATTTATTACCGATCAACTACCAACAATCTCCCAAAAAGCGCAGACAGCTAAATTTGTATAACATCATGGGACTGATTATCATTGTCGGCTCAATAGCACTTGCAACCTGTATTGTTTATCTTTGTTGTCATGGAGGAATATAACAATGTGGATGACAGATGAACAAATACGCAAATCATATCGGCTTGCTGCTTATCCCAAAAGCCAAATAGCGGTTCTAGCGCAGCTTAACGCTTGCGGACAAGATGATATTAGAAAGATTATCGATGGCATGAAAGTTGTGCCCACGCAAGTTGATTATGGCAGAGAGCGTTATCAGCATCTATCGGAAAAGCAAGTACAAGAGATGCTTGATCTGCATAACAAGGGGTTAAGCGGTGAACAAATAGCGCAAATAACGGGGGTGAGTGAAAGAAAAATAAGCAATAAGCTTTATTACATCAAAACGAGGGCAAAGCAAAAGGCCGCCACAGGTGCGGGAACACCGGCGACGGCAACTAGGTAAATATTCAAGACCAATATACAACTAATGAGAGGAGTTGTCAAGATGCACTTAACAGAGGAAACAATGAAAAACACGATTATCGCACAAGCGGCTGAGCTTGTCGAGGTTAAGGCTGAAAGGGATTCAGTTAGACGCGCCTTTAGATGTACTGACGAAGAAAATATCATGCTCAAAATGAAGCTGGCAGAGTTGGAGAAAGCGAGGGGCTAAGATGTGGTTAGAGGAGATAGAAAGTTATTATTTGGACGATCCTCCACACGCCGATGATATTGATTATACCAGTTGGGTATGTGAATGCTGCGGCGCACCGCTAGGCGAGGGCGATATCATCTACACAGATAATAACAACAATGTTGTCGGCTGCGAAAACTGCCGGAATGAAGTAGACGCTGCTGAATATTTTGAAAGTTTAAAGGGGGAGTGAAGATGCCAGCTATTCCATTATTAGAGGCTGCTGATATTGAGTGCCGCATTCAGAGTATTAGTAAAAATAAAAGCGGTAAAGTAGGCGCAATACTGCTTCTTTACAAAGATGCAAGGGTTGATATGCGTATTTTAGATGCTGTATATGGGGCTAATAATTGGCAGAGAACACATGAGGTCATAAATGATAACCTATTCTGCAATATCGACACTTGGGATGATGACAAAAAATGCTGGGTACGCAAACAAGATGTCGGGGTCGAGAGCTATACAGAAAAGCAAAAAGGACAAGCCTCTGATGCTTTTAAAAGAGCCGGATTTAATGTAGGTATCGGCAGAGAGCTATATACCGCACCGTTTATCTATATTGAGCTTAGCGAGGGCGAACACTATGAAAGCAATGGGTCTATTAAATGCAAGACGCGCTTTGAAGTCAAAGAGATTGGCTATAACGACAGGCGGGAAATAAATAGCCTGATAATATCCGATAACAAGGGGGCTGAGCGATTTAAACTCAAGGGACAAGCTAAAGCAGATAAAACCCCAAAGACGGCAGATAAAGGCCAAAAGCAAGCGGTAGAAGCGCAAAACACGGAAGATGATCCGCTATTGCAATATGTTTGCGAAGTATGCGGCGCGCCGTTTACATCAACTACCTATAATGGCAAAACATATACCGCAAAAGAAATGTACGAAGGCGCGAAGAAAAGGCATGGACGAGCTATGTGTAAGAAGTGTGCATTAAAATACACAGATACGAAAGGTGGCTGCTAGAATGCTTAATAGTTTTATTGCGATTGGAAGATTAACGCGCGATCCTGAATTACGCTACACACCAAATAATACCGCCGTTGCCTCATTTACTTTAGCAGTAGACCGCAGCCGCAAAAATGCAGCCGGAGAGCGCGAAACAGACTTTATACCTGTTGTTGTTTGGGGGCAACAAGCGGAGAACTGCAATACATATCTGTCTAAGGGCAAATTGGTTGCTGTTGATGGTCGCCTACAGATCAGAAACTATGAAGATAAAGACGGCAACAAGCGCACCATAGCGGAGATAGTAGCTGAAAGCGTACAGTTTTTGTCACCGAAAGATGGCGGCAATAATGAACAGCAACAGACAAGCTCAACACATGATGTTATGACAAGTGACGATGATATTCCTTGGTGATGGTAAAGGAGGCAAGTGATGAATTCATATGATTTAGCGGGAGTGAAATTTGGAAACTTAACTGTCGTTAAAATAGCAGAGAATAGAAACAAACGCACGATGTGGCTATGCAAGTGTGGTTGTGGGAACACGGTTATAATTCGCCAAGACCATCTATTTTCAGGAGCTAGCCAAAGCTGCGGTTGCACTAAGAGTAAAAGGATTTCAGAAAAGAAAACCACGCATGGGGGAAGTAAAACTCGCATTTACCGTATTTGGCGTAACATGATTTCTCGCTGTTATACAAAAAATTCCACAGAGTATTTCCGCTATGGGGCGCGTGGTATAAGCATTTGCGAAGGATGGAGGCATGATTTTGTTGCTTTTCGCGATTGGGCACTTGCTCATGGGTATGCTGATAATTTAAGCATAGATCGTATTGACGTTGATGGAAATTATACTCCTGATAATTGTCGCTGGGCGACCGCAAAAGAGCAGGCTAATAATAGACGTTCTAATGCGAGGAAATCAGCATGATTGGTAAGATAAAGGCAACAGTAGAGGGGGTGTTTGCTAGTGGTGCGGATATGATTATTTCATTCCGCATTACTGGCAGCAATTGGGCGGCGCGGTCATTATATGCTGCCTGTCAAGAGCATCAGAAAAGCAAAGAAGATGCTGCATTACTATTGACAATTGATAAGTGGCACAACAAAAGAACAATAGAACAAAATGCATTTTTATGGCAATTACTCGAGCAAATGGCAGATATTCTGCGGACAAGCAAAGATGAATTATACATAGAGATGCTTGACCGTTACGGCAAATTTACTCACATCATCGTCAAGCCTGAGGCTGTTGAGGCTGTTAAGCGGGAATGGCGCACCGTCAGGGATTTAGGCGAGGTCGTTGTTAATGGCAAAAAAGGCGTACAGCTGCAATGTTACTTTGGTTCAAGCACCTACGACACAAAGGAAATGACAAGGTTGTTGGACGGTGTAATTGCCGAGGCGCAGGAATTGGGAATTGATACAGAGACTTATCATGCACAAGATAACTAAAGCTCTGGACATATCACCAAAGGTCAAAAAGGTAGTATGGGAGCGTGACGGTCACTGTTGCATTCTCTGCGGTTCGCCTTATGCTATGCCAAATGCACATTATATCCCGCGTTCTCATGGAGGGTTAGGCATAGAGGAAAACATCTTTACCGCCTGCCCAAAGTGCCATGATGACTACGACAAGGGCATAAGGCGTAAAGAGATAGCCGTCAAGATTGAGGCGTATCTACGGAGCAAGTACCCCGGATGGGATAAGAGCAAATTATATTACCAGAAATATAACTGGGAGAAAAGATATGAAAGCTGATAACGGTTTTATAACACTACATAGAAAAATTACAGAGTGGGAATGGTACGACGATGTTAAAACAACAAGGCTGTTTATTCATCTGCTTGTTACCGCTAACTGGAAAGATACGAAATGGCACGGCGTTAAGATATTGCGAGGCCAGCGGATTATTTCAAGAGATGGATTAGCTAAAGAAACACACCTTTCACCACAAACTGTACGCACTTGCTTAGAAAGGCTAAAATCAACCAACGAAATAACCAGCAAATCAACCAACACTTATACCATAGTCACGCTGGTCAATTATAACAAATATCAAGACCAATCAACCAACGAAATAACCAGCCAGCCAACAAACGAGCAACCAGCAATCAACCAGCAATCAACCAGCAATCAACCACAGCTTAACAATAGTAACAATAATAACAAAGAAACAAGTAAAGATATACCCCCTTTATCCCCCTTAGAAGAATTTAACTTTTCACCGTTGTTGACAGAGAAAATACAAGACTGGTTGACCTACAAAGAAGAACGCAAACAGAAATACAAACCTACTGGACTGAAATCCTTATTGACGCAGATTAGCAATAACGCCGCTAAGTTTGGTGACGCAGCGGTAGCGGAAGTAATAACGTCAAGCATGGCGAGCAATTATCAGGGCATTGTATTCGACAGACTCAAGCAGCAATCACGAGGCCAGCCACAGGGTGATGACTTTATGGACAAGCTAAAAAGAGTGCGAGAAAAAAGGAAAGAGCAGGCGATAGACATATGACGATTGATGAAATTGATTATTTAATTGCACTTAACAGAACTAATTTTGATAACTGGAATAAGAACATAACAGACGAGCAGTTAGAAGTATTAACGCAAACTTGGCATAAGTTATTTCAAGGCTATCCCTGCGAAGAAGTATTAAGCGCATACATGAGAGCCTTAACCTACTGCGAATTTGCTATCAAGCCTGCCAATATCTTCTTAGAACTGCGGAAACTAAGAACCGTCAACCAGCCGTCAGCAGAGGAAATGTGGCGACAGCTAAATAATGCCGCTGATTACTGCTTTGAAATGAGTTACCGCTTTAGCTTTACGGCACAGAGTGCAAGCAATCCCGAATTAACGCAAGGCCAGCAGGCGCGGATAAACTGCGAGGACAAATTTAAGGCTTTACCAAAACAATGCCAGCGGTACATAGGCAGCGTGGGTAGATTGATTGATTTAGGCAGATTTGAAGAGCAGGAGAGGGAGCAGTATCAATTTCCCCGCTTCCGGCGCTTTATCGAAATGGACAATGAGCGCGAGGAAACGCTGGATAATATGGCGATAGGCGGGACAAGCCAAAACATGCTAGAGGCATAGGAGGGCATATGAGAAACATCCGAGTGTTTGTTGATCGAACAAGCTATACCCCCAATGATGAATATGCCTTTATCGGTTTTCCTCCACTTCCGGCCTTTATTCCTGAACATAATGAAGTGCATATATCCTGTTCGTTTTCTTGGGAGAAATCGCAAGCTGAATACCTAAAGTATCAATGGGAGGTTGCGACAGATAAGCCGGTAAAGATAGGCGGCCCTGCGTTTGGATCACAAGCAACAGACTTTATTCAGGGAATGTACTTAAAGCCAAATATCATTTTTACAACACGAGGATGCAATAATCATTGCCCATGGTGCTGTGTACCAAAGCTTGAAGGCAATTTAAAAGAACTGCCAATATGTCAGGGCAATATCATTCAGGATAACAATTTTTTACAATCAAGCCGAGCGCACAAAAACAAGGTCTTTGATATGCTACATGGTCAGCGACAAATCCAATTTAAAGGCGGGTTAGAAGCTGAACTGCTGGACGATCATTTTGTAAATGCTGTTACAAGCCTAAAAATTGATGAATTGTGGCTGGCATGCGATACCGATGCTACATTGCCAAAATTTAAAGAAGCCTGCGGAAAGCTCACTAAGGCTGGATTCACAAGAGAAAAGATCAAATGCTATGTTCTAATTGGCGACGATATGGATAAAAACGAGGTAAGGTTACGCGAGGTATATGAGGCCGGAGCTATGCCGTTCGCTCAACTCTATCAGCCGATCGGAGCAGCGACAAAAAAGAAATATTCCAAAGAGTGGCAGCAGTTTCATCGAATGTGGTCAAGGCCTGCCGCGACAAGGGCGCACATGGAGCAAGGGACAGATTTTCACGATTTCAATACTTAGGAGGGCATATGTTAGAGCTTAACAAGCTATATTGCATGGATTGCATGGAGGGCATGAAGCAATTCCCTGATAAATATTTTGAGTTGGCTATCGTAGATCCGCCGTATTTTGAGAAAGTTGGACGTGAAATATTCCCCGGAGCAGCTATATCTACAACGGGAGTAAAAAGAAACCGTTTTAAATCAACATATTGGGAAATACCAGATCAGCGATATTTTAACGAGCTTATAAGAGTATCAAAAAATCAGATCATCTGGGGTTGCAATTATTTCGACTATCTTTATATGGGCAGCGGACGCATTGTTTGGGATAAACAAAACGATGCAAGCTCTTTTTCTAAATGTGAAATAGCATATTGCTCTATGCATAAAAGCGTTCAAGTTTTTCGCTATCTCTGGAATGGCATGCTCCAAGGAAATATGTCAGAAAAAGAGATCCGCATTCACCCCACGCAAAAACCTGTTGCACTCTATGAATGGCTACTCACGCACTACGCTAAGCAAGGAGATAAGATCCTTGATACTCACGTAGGCAGCGCATCAAGCCTTATAGCTTGTCACCGGATGGGCTTTGAGTACATAGGCTTTGAGATTGACAAGGATTACTGGCAAGCTGCAACAAAGCGGCTGGAACTGGAAAAATCGCAGGTAACAATATTTGATTTAGGCGTAGAGCAAACAATATAGGGAGGGCTGACAATGGGTAACGCCGGAAAGCAATTTGAGGATGAAATTAAAAAGAGCGTGCCGGACGATGTTTTCTTTTACCGCTTTAGAGACGGGACAGCTAATTTTGCCGGAGGCCAAAACGAAAACGTAAGATTTCAGCAAAGCAATATATGCGATTGTATGTTATATAACGGCACATTGTTTCTGCTGGAACTCAAAAGCCATAAGGGTAAAAGCCTCCCATTTTCAGCGATCAGGCAGAATCAAGTAGTGGACCTCTCAAAAGCAAGCATGTATGGCGGTGTTGTTGCCGGATTGATAATCAACTTTAGAGACGCGGAAAGAACATTCTTCGTACATATTGGCAAAATTGAATATTTTATAGCTCACGAAGAACGCAAAAGTATACCTCTCATGTGGTGCGAAGAAAACGGAATAGAAATACCGGGCAAAAAGTTAAAAGTGCATTTTCGATGGGACTTACAGAAAGTGCTAGGGAGCTGTAGCCACAACATATAGCACAGCGATAATTTCAGGGTACTACAGCTAGATAGAATGGCACAAGTGGACAAATTATCAGGAAGATAAATCGAACAGCTCAGAAGGGCTAAAATTAGCGAATAAGGGAGATGGAATAAAATGGAATTACAAGATGTTGTCGAGGGGTTGCGGTGTTGTGGTATAACGGGAAATTGTAAGGGTTGTCCTTTTGCTAATGATGTAGGATGTACTTGTATGCTTGAGGTTGCCGCTCTTACTGCAATAGAGGCGCTTATAGCCGAGAATGAGCAGTTGAGCGCGAAGCTGGCAGAGGCAAAAGCATTTATCAAGTATGTTGATACTGAGTTTGGTGGAAATATGCCGCGTGAATATTATACAAAGCGCGAGCAATACCGCACTAAGGTAGAGGAGGGGCAAGGTAAATGAGCGAGATTGAGAAAGCAATGGATGATAAATATTTATCTGAGATACGGCAAAGATATTTCAGCGAACTAACAACTGACGATTACAAGCAGTTTAGGATAGCCGATATTGCAAGGATGCGTCTTGATATGAAGCGGCTGCTTGCTGATTATGACCGAATAAACAATTTTACGGAATCGCAATGCGCGAAATTGTTAGTCGAAAACGAGCAGTTGCAAAAGGAATTGGCGGCGCTGCGGGAGGCTAACCGCTGGATTCCAGTGGAAAAGAAGTTGCCGGAACTTAATAAAATTGTATTAGTATTTAATCATATCGGGGAAGTGGACATGGCATATATCTCAGATACCTTGGATTGGGAAGGTGCGTTTTGTGATTATACTGAAGCTAGTATATCGCATTGGCGGCCATTGCCGGAAGCGCCGGAAGGGGGCGAGGGATAAAATGATAACTTCTGGTTGCGATAGCTGTCCATTAATTTCTAGCTGTTTTGAGGGGCAGGGATGTAAGCGACAGCCTAGTAATGCTGATAATATTCGAGGTATGAGTGACGCGGAGTTAAGGGATGCTATTTTTACTGCATTGACACTATGGTTTTCGACTTATACTCCAAACAGGGAACTATCTAAACAGATGAAAACGGCTATTTGGGATTATTTACGCACACCAGCGGAAGGGGGCGAGGGATAATGCAAGAGATATTAGAACGAGCAGCATCATTAGAGAAGCTACGCCAAAGCAAATGCGAGTTAGAGCAATGCTTTAGAAAGCTTAATGGACAAATTGAATCCGCAGAAAAGCAAATTATAGCGGCAATGGTCAACTCTGGCATTGATGGTTTCCGCTTTGCCGACAAAACATATACTATTAAGCTGGTTAAAGAAGGGGGCGAGGTCGATGGATAGGCTAACAAATAAAAAAGAGGCTGATTCTCAGCGTATCAATTACGAAATAAGAAGAGCGGGCGGTTATCCGCGCAATATACCAGAAGAGCGTTTTTTACTCCTTGCTGCCTATGAGGACACGGAATTATCGCCGGAGAAAATAGCAGCTTTGCAAGCCGAAACATGGACTGAGCAAATGGAAAATTGTCCTTTAAAGGAGGTAGCCGAATGAGCAAATATAAGGTTGGGGACAGCGTGAGAATTAAATTAACCGGCGAAGTATTTATTGTTGACGATGTTAGTTTCGATCAAGGGGAATATGTATATAACAAAAGCTGGTTTGAAAGTAGTTTAGAGCCAATAAAAGCAGATCAGCCAAAGCCTACCCGCCAAACTATACTTGACGAGGCCGCGCGAATAGTCACCACTGACCGGGAGCAGCAATATGGATCGGTGGAAGATAATTTTAGCAACATAGCGGAAATATGGCAGCTGTATATTAAGACAAAGTTTGATGTCGATGTACCTCTAAAGGGCGATGATACAGGTGTTATGATGGCATTACTCAAGATTATACGGATTGCAGGCGGTAATTATAAGGCTGATTCTTATGTTGACGGTTGCGGCTATCTTGCTTGCGCTGCGGAGATAGCGGGAGGTGGAAAATCATGCGACTAATTGATGCCGAATTATTAAAACAAGAGCTTGATGAATGGGCACTCGTGATAGGTAAACCACAATTTTATTCACGCGAAGATGCTATTTATATAATCGATACTTCTCCCACTATCAACCAAATAAAAGACCAGGAGGAGCAAAAATGAGCGTATATGCGGTTGACTTCGACGGCCTACTCTGCCGCGACGAATGGCCAAACATAGGCGCACCTAACATGAACACTATAGACCACTTCCGGCACCTACGCAGCATTGGCAATAAGCTCATTTTGTGGACATGCCGAGAAGGTGAAACGCTTAACGCAGCGGTGGAATGGTGCAAGGGGTACGGGCTAGAGTTTGACGCTGTTAATGCCAATTTGCCGGAGAGAATAGAGCTATACGGCACGGATCCGCGCAAGGTCGGGGCTGACTGGTACTGCGACGATAAGAACCATTATTTGGGATAAAAGGGGGTGCATTATGTTGGAGAGTCCAAAATTAGAGGAACATCATGGCGCATTAGTATGGGTTAATCCCATTACAGAACCATGTCGTAAATATCAATGCTTATGTTTACACTGCATCAACCATATGAACGGGGATTGCACAGCCGCTAAAAAGTTATACAAGATTTGTCGTGATAATAATATGGCGTTAATGATAACAAGATGTCAAAAATACTCAGGAATAGGGGGCGGCTTATGAGTATGATAGCGCAGGCGCTTGCTTATGTTAAGCAGGAGGAAAGAAAACATAATATAATGGCTTACCGCCTTAATGATAGTGGCGTTAGGCGAACCAGAAAAATGCACAAAACGGAAGCGGCGGCATGTAGAAAGATAATATACTGTGCCAGATAAAGGGAGGCGGATAATGGACAAACTTTTGCTGGAGCAATATCAAGACATTTTAAAAGCAATTGAGCATCTTGAAGAAGAACACGCTGACATATTAGCATCTAGCGGAACGCCTAAAGCATTTGACGGAATGCCGCACGGCAGCGGCACTGGTGATCCAACGTCAACAGTAGGCATGAGGGCGGCTATGGTTAAACAAGAGATTGATGACTTGCTTAAAAAAATCGAAGCTATACGCAAGGCCGTAAATGCTCTCGCTCCTGTTGAAAGTGACATTATAAGACTGCGATATTTTAAAAGAATGGATTGGAAAGACATATTTTCCGAAGTGAATTACAGCGAAAGGGAAACATACAGAAAACATAAAGAAGGTTTAGACAAAATAGCAAATATGGCAGTTGGCGACAGTTGATTGTACAAAATATAGTGGTATAATGGTAATATAAAGTTTTATAAATTTTCATACTCTCTCCTTTCTTTCAAGAGGCAGCCGCAGGGCTGTCTTTTGTGTTATGCCACAACTTAGAGGGCTGTAGAGTGCCGCCGGTGCAAATCCGGCTTGTGGCAGCTTGCCGAAAGGCGCAGGCTAAAAATTAGCGGTGGCGGAATGAGGTAGACGCTAGTCGCCGTACGCTGGAAGATACGGAACAGGGATGAGGACAAGGGTTTATTGACTGGTAACTCATGTGAGGTTCAAATCCTCACCCGCTAATATTTGGGTTATAAGGGTGCCGGAATATCGCTAAAAGCGCGGCGCGGGGTGGGGTAAGCTGGCGATAATAAAAAGGGGTGATAAACATAGACTGGCGAGAACGAGCTATACAATTACTCCAAACTAAATCAATCAGAAAAACTACGGATATTTTACAGGAAGAATGTTTCCCCTTCGATAAGTGGGAAACCGTTAGAAGTAGGGTTAAGAGGATAAATAAAAGACAGCAAAGGGAAGAAGAACAGTCAAGCCGAGAGTATCAAAACGATGGTTCTATAGTCTCCGAGAAGTTTATTACCTTGCGTGACGGTGACGAATTAACACCGGATCAGATACTTGAAATACATGGATTTAATCCGTCAGCGTGGGAAGTAATATCATGTCGTAATAACTTTTGGAACACTCAAATTAAGGGCGGGGCAAAGCAGATCAGCTATCAATCAAGGTTGACCGCTAAACCAAAAGCAAAAGGCATCGACCTTGCGGAAATAGATAGACACTTTGCAAAATTAGACCGTAAACACTTCACGCCGCCGATTATAAAGTCGCGCCAAGGTTCGTTAATGGCTGAAATAAATATTGCTGATTTGCACTTAGGAAAATTATGCTGGCATGGTGACACGCCGGAAAACTTTGATTATAAGATAGCGAGAGAAGCTTATTACCGAATTATCGGTGAGATTGGCGAGCAATTAAAGGGCAAGCCAATAGATTATATTACTTTTGTTTGGGCTAACGACTTCTTTAATTCTGATACGGTGGAGAAAACAACAACAGGAGGAACGCCGCAAGACACCGACATTAGAGAGAAAAAGCTGTTTAATATTGGGGTAGAAATGCTTGTCAGGGGCGTTGAGATGTTAGAGGATATCGCGCCTATTAAAACATTTTATACACCTTCTAACCATGATGAATTATCTGGCTATCATGCGCTGAAATACTTAGAAGCATGGTTCAGGCAAGATGATAATGTGACAGTAGATACAGGAGCATACCCGAGGAAGTATCAATTATACGGCAATACTTTGATAGGTTATTGTCATGGTGACAAAGAGAACGGTAACGGCAGTAAAGAAAAAGCCTCACGCTTAGCATCGTTAATGCCGAATGAGGCTAGGGAATTATGGGGACAAGCCATGTACCATGAAATGCACGTTGCACATTTACATAGCGAACAGATGATACAAGAGATAAACGGTGTAATAGTGAGGCGCATATCTTCGCCAACCGCAAGCGATACATGGCATACAGAAAGCGGCTATCTTGGTGCGGTAAGGAAAGCACAAACATTTTTGTATGATAAAGAAAGAGGCTTGATGCAGGTTATCAATACGCCGGTAGGGTAGAGATATGAAAGAAGAAAAGGACATCCGCACATTATGCGCTAATTGTGCCGCTGATATGGAGAAAGCCGGATATAGGCTGATATGGGCAGGGAATATAATCCGCGACACCTGTGATAAGTGCGGCAAAATGGGTAACGACTATGTAGTGGAGAAGCCAGAGAGGTGAGCAGCGATGATTAAGATAGTGAGATGGTTGCTTGCGGCTAACTTGCCAATATTCTATGCCGCTTATATAGAGACATTTAATATCAATCCATATCAAATAAGCGTGTATATTGGTTATATAGGCATAATCGCCGTAGCAATAATATTAACTTTCAAGTTGTACCCAAAGGATGAATTAAGATATTAGTCTGTATAATATACTTGATAATAATAATATATGCGCTAATGTGCCGGAATTATCGGACAAACACTTCCAAAGTGATATATTTATGCAAAAGGTGATGCAATGGCTAAAGCATGGGCAAAAGCGTTTTACAATAGCAGAGCATGGAAGAATGCGCGCAGAGAAGCGTTAAGGCAAAATTATTATACCTGTGTTGATTGCGACAGCAGGGCGGAAGAAGTACATCATGAGATTGAATTGACACCTGAGAACATAAACGATCCAAACATTGCGCTCAATCCTAAATTATTAACTCCATTGTGCCATAATTGCCACACCAAAAGGACTAAGGGATGTACGGGAGCAGTTGACGATGGATACTACTTCGATGATGAGGGACAAGTGAAAAAGAGATAGCCCCCCCCTGTTAAGTTGGCCTGTGGTGGGTTATTGTTAACCGACAGCACCTTTCTACGTAACCAACCGATACGCGCATAACCCCCTACCAAAACCCCTACTAAAAGAGGTGATTATATGAAACAAAAGGCTAAAGATATTAGGATAAAAGCGGAGGACGATAGACTTCGCGCATTATACAAAGATTTGCCGGTAGATACATTGGCATTATATGACGGACTGATTCGCCGCGCTGCATATATGCGGATAACGCTTGAAGATTATGAGGCTGACCTTGACGCAAGGGGCTATGTTGAACAATTTAGCCAATCTGAGAAGCTTGAGCCATATGAACGCGAAAGACCTGTTGCAAGATTATATAATACGATGAATAAAAATTATCAGAGCATCATCAAGCAGCTTGCCGATGCGCTGCCGGAGACTGTCGGCGAGGATATAGCTAACGATATTATGAAGTTTGCAGTCGGTGGGAAAAAATGAACTGGCCACGAGAATATTTAGCCGCTATTAACAGCGGCGACGAGGTCGTATCAAACAAAGTTAGAGCAGTATATCAAAGGGAAGTTAAATGGATGGATAATCCGCCTGATAACTTTCCTTTTTATTATGACGAAGAAGCCGGACAAAGGCCGATTAATTTTATTGAGAAATACTGTAAACATTCTAAGGGCAAATGGGGCAAGCAACCTGTAAGGCTTGAACTATTCCAACAAGCTAAGTTGCAATTGATATTTGGCTGGCTTGAAAAAGAAACTAATAACCGCCGCATTCGTGAGGTTGTCGATATACGAGGCCGGAAGTGTGGAAAGTCAACGGAGACGGCGGGCGTTGAACAATATATGATGATTGCCGACGGCGAGAGCGGCGCGGAGGTTTATTGTACTGCTAATAAAAAAGATCAGGCATCATTAGTGTTTAACGAGGCCGTTAACATGCGGTCACAATCTCCGGCGCTGCGGAGTATCACGAAAAAGCGTCAGTCTGATATTTACTTCCCGGCCGCATTCAGCTTTATTAAAGCTTTGGCGGCAGACACCAAAACGATGGACGGGCTGAATGCTCACTTTTTTAGTCAGGATGAATTTCACGAAGCGCGGGACAGAAAAATATATGACGTTATGAAGCAATCACAGAGCGCGAGAGAACAGCCGTTGGCGTGGCTCATATCTACCAATGGTTTTGTGCGTGAATTATTCTTCGATGATATATATGACTATAGTTCTCATGTTGCGCTATGGGATGAAGGGTATGAAGATTACAGATTATTGCCATTGATATATGAGCTTGATAGTCGCGAAGAATGGACAAGGCCGGAATGTTGGGCTAAAGCTAATCCGGGGCTGGGAAAAATCAAGAGCCTTGCGACACTTGCGGAGAATGTGGAGAAAGCAAAGCGCGATCCTAAGTTTTTGCCTACTGTATTAACCAAAGATTTTAACATACCAGAAAATACAAGCGAAGCATGGTTAAATTATGAATCAGCGGTTAACGAAACAACTGTTGATATTGATTACTTAAAGAAATCGTATGCAATAGGCGGCTGCGACTTATCAGCAACAACCGACTTAACATGTGCGACGTTATTAATCAAAAAGCCAAATGATGATAATTTCTATGTAATGCAAAAATACTTCCTTCCGCAAAGCAGGGTGGATGATGTGGAAAGTAATTCCCGTCGTGAAGCTCCCTACAAATTATGGGCGCAGCAAGGACACTTACATATTTGTGAAGGTGCTACAGTAGACTTTCACGCCGTATCGCAATGGTTTGTGGATATGGTGAAAGATTATAATATACGCCCATTATGGATAGGGTACGATGCTGCGTTATCTGGCTATTGGGTTCCGGAAATGGTTGAATATGGTTTTGACATGGAACATCTTCGACAAGGGCCGTTTACATGGACATATCCAATGAAACAATTAGGCGGCGCACTTGAGGAGCATAGGGTAATTTATAACAACAATCCAATGTTGCGGTGGTGTTTACTGAATACTGGTGTTAAAACCACAAATAAGGACGGGATTAATTCGATACAACCAGTTAAGACGAGCAGTACAAAGCGTATAGATGGCATGGTAAGCCTACTTAATGCTTTTACTAGCTATTTGAACCACGAGGATGAATATCTACGCTATGTGAGGTGATTAAATGGGATTATTCAGTAAATTATTTGGATTTATAAAAGTTCGCTATGTGTATAGCGGCGCAGGGGCGCGGTCTGCTCCATTTAGCAAGGAAGCATATGAGCAGGAAACCGTCCGGGCAGTAATCGACTGTATCGCAATACATACGGCAAAAGCCGAGGCGATGCACGTTATGCTTGGGAAAGATGGGCGAGTAAAAGAAATCAAACGTAATAGCCCTTATGTGAAGCTGCTTAACCAACAACCAAACCCACTTATGACAGGATTTGACCTAAAGTATAAGCTCATTACGCAGCTTGAAAATAATACTACCGCAATGTGTTACGTCAAATGGGATGGGTTACGCCCGGAAATGATGGTACCAATTGCTTATAGTAATTTTGAGATCATGCCTATTGATGGCGGCGGCTACGCGGTGCAATTCCTCGACCAAGACGGGATACAAAGGGCGCTAAATATTGAGGATGTTATAATCCTGCGGAAGTTTTTTAATTCCCGCGATGTTGCCGGGGATGGAAACGAACCTATATATGATTCCCTTGATATGATTAAGGCCGCTAATGAAAGTTTATTAGACGCTGTTTCGGTGTCAAATAAAGTCAGGGGGCTACTAAAACAGAAAAAGGCTATGCTCGACAGCGACGATGTTAAACAATCAACTGCCGAATTTGCCGAGCGTTTTGCTTATGCAGCAAAACATGGGGGTATTGTTGGCGTTGATAGTATGGAAGATTATTCTCCCTTACAAGTACGGGCATGGAGTGCGAACGCTTCCCAGACTAAAGATATTAGAGATAATATTTTGCGCTACTGGAGAATGTCAAACGCTATTTTGATGTCTGATTATACCGAGGCACAGTGGCAGGCGTTCTATGAATCGGTTATAGAGCCGCGATTAATTCAAATGGGACAAGCCTTCACAAATGCTTGCTTCACGCAAAGAGAAAAGGACGCAGGCAACAGGATTATATTTAATTCATCTATTTTGCTCAATACAGCTATGCAGACAAAAGTAAACATTTTAAATGCCGCAAAAGAGATAGGATTATTTACGAAAAACGAGATGCGAGAAATGTTTGGGTATTCTCCAATAGAAGGTGGGGATGAGGCGCAGGTCAGTTTAAATTATGTCAAAGCTACAGACCAATCAAAATACCAAACAGGGGAAAATGAACAGGAGGTTGACGATGGACAGAACTAACTTAATAGAGCGGAGATTTGATTTTCAGATCAGATCAGAGTTGGTTGAAGGGCAGGAGCCGGAATTTTGGGTCGAAGGTTATGCGGCGAGATTTAACTCACCCACGGTATTATTTGAGCTGGAAGGAATGGAATACAAAGAACAAATAGCAAATGACGCTTTCACCGATTGCAAAATGGAGGACGTCATTTTTAATTACAATCATTCCGGCAAAGTCATGGCTCGAACAAGAAATAAAACGCTTCAACTGGCTGTCGATAACGACGGTCTTTTTGTTAGGGCAAGATTAGACGGTACAGAAGAAGGTCGCAAACTTTATGACGAGATTTCAAAGGGTTACATAGACCGTATGAGTTTTCAATTCACTATCGGTCAGGAAGCATACGACTTTGAAAATCGTATGTGGACTGTTTTAAGGGTAAAGCGTTTATACGACGTTAGCGCGGTTGACATACCCGCGTATGACGATACATCAATTGAAGCGCGCAAGGCTGATGCGGAGGCGGTAGCTCGGCAACATCAGCAAAAGGTGGATACCGAACTTGCAAGGCAGAGATTGGCACTCAAACTAAAATTAAACGGAGGGAAATAAACAATGGAAAAGAGATTACAAGAAATTATCGCCCGCAAGGCCGAGATCAAAAATGAGTTAGCCGGAGCAGACGAAAAAAGATTAGCAGAACTCAATACCGAGGTTGATGGGCTTGACAAAGAAGAAGCACAGGTCAGATCAAAAATGGATTTAGCCGGAAAGCTCGGAACTCCTGAGCCGAAGCCGCAAAGCAGAAAAGATGAAAGCGAAGCCGAAAAGCGCGGCAAAGCGTTGCTTGAGAAACGCTCTGTAACTATTGCCAGCACCGGCGTTATTATTCCTGCATATCAAGCGTCTGATATCAAACCTACTTTTAACGAGGTTTCCAGTCTGCTTGATAATGTTAACATTAAACAATTCACAGGCGGTGAGAGTTTTAAACAGCCCTATTCCACTGGTTACGGCGAGGGCGAATATGCTACCGAAAACGATACTACATTGACCGATGCTGACGCTACTTTTGGATATGCGGAAGTTACCAAAACAAAGATCGTTGCTTATACGGAAGATTCCGAAGAGCTTATTAAACTTCCTGCCGCTAATTTTGATGCTGAAGTTGTCAAAGGCATCTCCATTGCAGAACGCAAAAAGATCACCAAAGAAATTCTTATTGGCGATGGCGCAAGCGGTCACTTTGTAGGCATCTTTGACGATGGCGCTACTGCTATTGACGCGGCTACCGATATTGACTTTGCCGAGATTGACGAGAACACCCTTGACGAAATCATCTATTCCTTTGGCGGTAATGAAGATGTCGAAGACCTTGCTGTTTTGATATTAAACAAAGTTGATCTTAAGGCTTTTGCACAGCTCCGCGATGCTAATGGTCAAAAGATTTACGACGTAAAGCCAAAAGGAAACTTTGGCACTATTGATGGGGTTCCTTATATCATTAATTCCAACTGTAAAGCCATCTCCGCCGCCGCCACCACTTCTGGTCAGTACGCTATGGCTTATGGTCCGCTTTCCAATTATACGATGGGTATTTTCTCCGACCTTGAAGTATCTCGCTCCACCGACTATAAATTCAAAGAGGGCATGATTGCTCATCGCGGCGTTATATTCGCCGGCGGTAATGTTACTGCCAAAAACGGTTTCCTTAGAGTTAAAAAGTCCTAAGTAAACGATAACAGGGCGCCTAGCTAAGCGCCCTTAAAAAATGGAGGTAATAATATGGCAAGAGTAGGATTTAACCCAAAAATTGGCACAATTAAAACCGATGCCAATACAACCATAGACCGCGGATTTATCGCGCATTACAATATTCCGGCTGCATCTGCATCTGCTGAATCAGACACGGCGGTTATGGCTTTAACCGCAATGGGAGCGGAAGCCACATCTGTAACAACCGGCTTTACTGATCCCATCGTTCCGAGAAATGTTAAGGTTGACGGCTCTGCGGCAAATATAACCGGCAATGTCAAGGTATATGGTACGAACTTTGCGGGAGAGGCGATAGATGAAACCATCGCGCTTGACGGCACGACAGCTAAACCCGGAAACCTAGCTTTCAAATCTATCACCAAGGTTGACCTTCCCGCTCGCACTAACGCGCCCGCAAAGCAGAAAGCAACCGTTGAGGTCACGCAGGGCGCCCAGGCGGCAGGCTCAACGGTGTTTACATTCTTATCTGAGCAGACCGGCGATGCTTTTGACGTTACGGTTTCGTTCCTTGTTGGCGATGACACGCCCACGGAAGCCGCAGTAAAGCTCGCTGCGGGGCTTAACGCGAACGCGACTTTTACTGCTAAATGGCTGGCTGCAGCCGCAACCGTGAACGTCACTATTGAATCCAAAGCATATGCCGCACAGGACGCGACAATCAACCTTACAGTTAAGACCGCTGGTGATTCCGCTATTACTCTTGGGGTAATCGCGGTTGATACAGTTTCCGGTGTCGCGGAAGATAAGGTCTCTGTTGGTATAGGCAAGAAATTCGGCATCCCTTACATGCTTTCTGCTGACGAGCTTGTTGTTGTCAAACTGTTTGATAACGCGGCAGATACTGGAACCGTTACGCCGGACGCTGACGAGATTGAAAAGAATGTTATAGCCTTGAACGGAACTCCTGACGGTCTCAAACCTATTGATCTGTATATCGTGGTTTAAGGAGGTCTTAATATGGCGGTATCTGATACTTATTTAACAAAAATTCGGCGTTCTGTGCGGCGTAACACCTCGACAGATGTTGATGCCGAGCTAACGGATATTATCGAAGAGTGCCGCCTTGACCTACAAAGCGTGGGCGTAACAAGCGCAAAAGTAGTTGATGAAATGGACAGTCTCATTCTAGGGGCTGTCCGTTGTTATGCCCGGTGGAAGTTTGGGCTATCCAATGAAGATGCGGCACTAAATAGAGAAGATTATTTCCAACTAAGAGACGAACTACGGCGGCGCAGGGATTATAACTCTTACAATATCACCTTTATCTGTAAAGCTGGCGCGACTGCGGTTGCCGATGTTGAAATCACTTTCAACAGCGAAACAAAGGAAACCGATGCAGCAGGTACGACAGTATTTTATTATGTTTCCGCAGGTGTTAATCAGACTTACACAATCGTTAAAACTGGTTACACTTCGCAAGAGGTTGACCTTGATGTTACCGCAACGGCAACAGTCAATGTTGCTTTGAGTTAAGGGGTGATTAAATGTATTTTTCTGATTCAATCACTCTTAGGGCTGTTACGGTTGGCATTGATACAAGCGGCTACACGACAGAAACTAACACCGACACAGCGGTATGGGCGGATGTTAGATCTGTCACAAGGTCGGAGTTTTATGCTGCTAACGCTAACGGTATTGATGCTTCTATTGCCTTTGAGGTTAACGCGGAGGATTGGGGAAACCAAACGCAGGTTGTTTACGGCACTAAAACATACGATATTATTCGTGCATACCAAAAAGGGCTTGGAATAGTTGAGCTGACCTGCTCCGATAAGGCGGTGTAACATGGGTAAATTTGATTTTGAAATATCAACTGACTTTATCAAGCAGCTTGGCAGGTTAGAAAAAGTTGACCGTATCGCACCTAAAATGATAGATGAAGCTATGCCTTATTTGAAACATAATGTGCAGCGTGGCATAGTCGCTAAAACAGAGGATAGTGATTATTCAACAGGCGCAATGCTTGCTTCGGTTAAGTCAACTAAAGCTAAATATATTAGCAATGGATTTTATGCTGTCGTGCGTCCAACTGGCAAAGATGCAAAAGGTGTTCGCAACATGGAAAAGTTGGCATATATGGAATATGGCACATCTAAACAGCCGCCTACTCCGATGTTGGCAAAGGCAATCAAAGACAGCGAGCCTGCCGTGCTTAATAAAATGCGAGAAGTGTTTGAAAGGGAGGTTAGCAAATGAATATTAACTCAATAGTTGTTACCGCGCTAACCTCTCTCAGCCTGCCTGTTCAAGCTAATGTCTATGAAGGTGCGGCAACAGATTATATCACCTTTAATTACTCCGATGAGCGCCCAGCATTGAGGGCAGATGATACAGACTTATACGACGAAACAACAATACAAGTCCACGGTTTCACAAAATCAAACCCACAGGCGCTTAAAAAAGCCATTCGCAAACTACTTCGAGCGAGTGGCTTTACTATTATTAACACTCAAGAACTATATGAATCCGACACTAAATACAACCATGTTGTAGTTGAGGCATGGATAGAAGGAACAATTAACGATTAGGAGGTAAGACAATGGCAAAAGTAGGTTTAAAATATCCTGTTTACGCAGGTGCAACGGAAACAACTTCCGCTATTACTTATTCTGGCGGTGCTGTTTTGGCGCAGGCGATTACTGCGAATATTTCAATTAATACTAATGATACTAAACTTTATTCCGACGATGGGATAAGAGAAAGCGATCAGAGCTTCGCTGACGGAACAATTTCGATTGAGATTGATAATCTCTCTAACGCCGTGCAGGTGGCATTATTGGGGTATACCGAGGGAAGTGTAATTGACGCAAGCGCCGGTACAAAAGAATTATCCGCTGGCGTTTCAAGCGCACCCGGATATGTAGGCTTTGGTTTTTACGGCAAAAAGATTGTTAGCGGGGTAAATTATTGGCGCGCTATTTGGTTGAAGAAAGTTCAATTTAAAGAGCCTGCCGATGAGATGAAAACCAAAGGCCAGAATGTTGAATTTGGTACTACCACTTTGGAAGGTACTATTTTTGTTGCCGCAGATGAACTTTGGAAAGAGGAAGGAACATTCGACAGCGAGGCCGAGGCTAAAGCGTGGCTTGACGGAAAATGTGGCTTGGCTGCGACTTGCGCCGTTCCGACCTCTAGCGTTGCATCTGGTACATATGCCGATGCCCAAAGCGTTACGCTGTCATGCGCTACTTCCGGCGCGTCTATTTATTACACAACTGACGGCACCATTCCCAGCGCAACAAACGGCACTTTGTATAGTACGGCTATTGCTTGCGCTGATCCGTCCAATACTTGCATTAAAGCTGTGGCAACTAAGACCGATTACGCTAATTCCGGCATTCTCGAACTGTATATTACTGTAACCGCATAAAAGGGGAGGCTTCGCGCCTCCCTTTTCTAAGGGGGATATTATATGAGTGATTTAAAACCGCAAGGTGTCAACTTAACGCTTGGCAACAAGGATTATAAACTGTATTTTGACTTAAACGCGATAGACGATATTCAAGACCGCTTTGATGTATCTATTGAAAAGCTGCCGGAATTATTAAGCAATGATAGAACATTATTTAAAACAGTAAAATTTATTCTGGCTGTTTTGATTAATGAAGGTATCGAAGAATTTAATCTTGATATCGAGCTGGTAAACGAACGAATGATCGGGCGAAAGCTTAACCCTTCCAACATAACAGAGGCAACGAAAAAAATATTAGAAGCTTTTACGGCGGGAACGCCAAAAAACGAGGATGAATCCCCAAACTCTCAGAGCGAGTAACAGAAAAATTTCCTGTTGCTCGCAGTTTATTTATAGGCAAAGTCTTATTGGGATATACGGAGCGTGAAGTTTGGCATATGACGCTCCGTAAACTTTTTATGCTCTATCAAGAGTATCAAAAAGAGCATGGCACATACGAAAAAGCTCTTACACTAGATGATGTTATCCCGTTTTAAAGGGGTGAAAAAATGGCTAATGATGTGAAAATAGCGGCTGGAATTGCTTTAGATGGTGAAAAGGAATTTAAACAAGCCGTATCTGGTATTAATAAAAACCTTTCTGTACTAGGTTCAGAAATGAAAAAAGTTACCGCCGAATTTGGCGATAACAAAAACAGCATTGACGTTCTGACCTCAAAACAGAAGGTATTAAATTCGCAAGTAGATGAGCAGAAAAATAAAGTCAAAACTTTAACTGCCGCATTGGAAAGTGCCAAGCAAGAATATGGCGAGAATTCCAACAAAGTTAAGGACTGGCAAATCAAACTCAATAATGCCGAGGCACAGCTAAAGAAAACAGAGCAAGAAGTCAAAGACAACGAAAAGGCCGTCAAGGAATACGGACAAGCACAATTAACGGCTGCTCTTAATAGCGACGAGTTTACAAAGGCGCAAGATAAGCTTAAAAATGTTGCCCGGACTGTTGGTGTTGCCCTTGCGGCTGCTACCGCTGCGATAGTAGCTTTTGCTAAACAAGGCGTTGAGATTGCCAGTGATTTACAAGAGGTGCAAAATGTGGTTGATACCACTTTTTCAGTAAGTGCCGATATAATTAACGAATTTGCCAAAAACGCTGCCTCTGCATATGGATTAAGTGAATTATCAGCAAAGCAATATTCTGGCACTATGGGTGCAATGCTTAAATCGATGGGGTTAAGTCAGGATGCTGTTATTAGCATGTCAACTTCTTTAGTGGGACTTGCTGGCGACATGGCATCTTTTTATAATCTTGATTCCGAAGAGGCATTTGAAAAACTTCGTTCTGGTATTTCCGGCGAAACTGAACCACTAAAACAACTTGGTATTAACATGACAGTTGCCAACCTAGAAGCTTATGCCTTATCGCAAGGAATAAATAAGGCGTATAATTCAATGACGCAAGCAGAACAAGCTGCATTGCGATATAACTATATAATGGCAGTGACTGCCGACGCGCAGGGGGATTTTGCCAAAACCTCTGATAGTTTTGCAAATCAGCAAAGAATATTGAAACTTGAAATACAAAACCTATCAGCAGAATTTGGCGAAAAGTTATTGCCGGTTTTAAATGAGATGATGCCTAAAATCATTGATTTTGTAAAAAATCTTAATTTGACTCCCGTAACTAATGCGCTTAATTGGATATTTAATAATGCAAGCGTTATTGCTACGACAGCAGCGGCAATCGGCGCAGGTATGATTACATGGGAAGTGGCATCTATTGTTAATGGTGTAGTAGTGGCAATGAAAACATGGCGAACTGCTACAGAAGGAATGGCTATCGCGCAAAAACTGCTAAACGGTGCCATGAGTGCTAATCCAATAGGTATAATTATTACTGCTATAGCCGCCCTAGTGACGGCTATTATTGTGCTATGGAATACCAATGAGGGTTTTAGAAACGCCGTAATAAAAATCGGCAAAGAGATTAAAAATTTCTTTGTAGGACTTCTTGATTTTGCTTTGCATGTTCCCGAAAACTACATCAAATTGGGTGAGTTTTTAGTTAAAGGTTTCTGGAAAGGCATAAATAAGCTTACAGATTGGTTGATTGGCAAAATTAAAAAGTGGTGCGGTAGCGTACTGAAAGCCATAAAAAGTTTCTTTGGTATTAAATCACCTTCAAAAGTCATGGAAGAAGTTGGCGAAAATATCGGTCAGGGCATGGCAAACGGTATTGAAGGCACTAAACAGACTGTTATAGATGTTGCTCAAACAATAAGTGATGCGCTAATTAAAGAAGAAGAACGGTTGCAGGGTGAACTTGATAAATTAAGCAACAAAACAGAGGAAACAGCCGAACAAAAATTACAAGAATCACTTAATACCCGGCTTGAATTAGTAAAAAGCTATCAGCAGGATTACCAAGACGCTATAACCGATATAGAAAATGCTCGCGACACTATGGCACAAAAGTTAATTGACTTTGGCGGCTTATTGGAAAGCACTCAAACAGATTTAGGCGATAGTTTAGGATTAACTGATTTACAGTCGCAAATTGATACCTTAACTGAATATAGCAATCAATTATCGGCTTTGCAGACGCGGGGCGTTCCTGATTCCTTATTGAGTGAAATTGAGGGCATGAGCATCGAAGATGCTTATGACTATACTAAGAAATTAACTGGCCTAACAGACGATGAATATGCTACATACCTTGCTAAATGGCAGGAAAAACAAGAACTTGCTAAGTCTATTGCTCAACAATTTTATCAAGGCGAGATGGATGAATTAAAGACAAATTTTGTTGATAAGATGCCGGAGGAATTATCCGGGATTAAAAACGATATGACAACGCTAGGAGAAGATTCTGCTGCCGGTGTTGCAAGTGGATTTGCCTCAAAACAAACTGAAATAACCAATACATTTGTTGGCGTTTTGCAGTCTGCCTTGTCGGCAGCTAAAGCATCAATGGAGATTAATTCACCGTCTAAGAAATGGGCAGAGGTTGGTAAATTCATGGCGCAGGGTTTAGGACAAGGCTTTACCTCTACAATGGCAAGCGTATCGCAGCAGATTAACGGCAGTATTCCTACGGATGTGCAGATGAACGGCACATATACAACCGCGCAAATGATTGAGGGCGGCGTTAACGGATTGGCCTCGCTGTTAAGTAATCAACAAAGCGGCGGTAATTACACAATTAACCTTGTACTTGATGGCAAAACGGCTGCAAGTGTATTATTTGATCCACTGAAAGGCGTTGCAAAGCAAAGGGGTGAGGCACTTGGATAAGATAACAATATCTAACGGAGTAACTACCATAACCATGCCACGCACTAAGGATATAACTTCATCCGACAGTGAAGTATCAAAAGTGATTACAATGGCAAGCGGCAAAACGGTAAAAGAGATGATAGGCTTCCGCGCTGTTGTTACCGCCAAATGGGATTATGTACCTGTTGCAACAATAACCGCGCTGCAAACAATGCTTAGGGCTGGCGGTTGGTTTACCGTTGGTTATCCTGATCCTGACGGCACAGATAAAAGCATTAAAATGAGTATTTCAATGCCGCAACCTAAAGTATTTAAGTTTGTTAATTCTGTTCCGATGTGGCACGATGTGTCTCTGACTATGACGGCGCAGGAGGTGGTCTGATGCAAACTGTATCAGAAACCTATAACGCCTACCCTGATGCCCGTTGGAGTGAATTTCGCGCATCTTTCAGGGTTATTGATCTGACCGCTTCAAGCGATACTACGGCAACGGCAAGCGCCGAATCCGATATATCACAAATAGCGCAAACATATGACGGAACAGAGACAGCAACGGCAAAATGGGCAACCTTTGAAACTGGCGGCTGGCCTGCCGATGGTTCATGCGCGATTCTGCCAGATGATATATCAACGGTGCAAACAGGATGGTGGTCTGATTTTAGCGGCGCCGATGGCAGCTTTGCGACAGCGCAAACGCTAACTTTCACCTTTACGGCAAATCATTCATCTATTGGCTTTACTGTATTATTCGATGATAAAACCGACCAATACCCACCAAGCATGACGGTATCGGTTTATGATTCAAGCGATATTCTTATTGATACTGCAACTGTTACCGTAACATCAGTTAAGCAGGTAGTTGAATTGCCGGTAACAAATTACCGCAAAGTAGTATTGAGTTTCACCGAAACGCAAGAAGCTTATCAAACTGTACGCATAACGGAAGTGGTATTCGGTATTGTTAAGTATTATGACGATGATAATACCAAAGAGGTTAATATCATCTATGAAATATCTCCGGCTGCTGAAAATTTGCCAAGCAACGAATTAACGCTGACGGTAGACAATTCCGATCATGTTTACAATATTATTAGTCCCAATAGCTTATATAAATATTTGCAAAACGGTCATCATATTGACGCTGAGTTAGGTATTGGCAGTACAAAAAACAGCATCGAAGATGTTAATATGGGGCGTGTTTATTATACAAAAGTAGAGGCCGAAGATGATTCTATGACGGCAAAGATCACTTTTAATGACCGTTTTTACAGACTTGACAATACGGTTTATAACGGCGG